AGACGGGAATTACGCCGCCTGGAATGGATTAGTTTCGGTTACAAGAGACCCATTCATTCGATCTAGAGAACAGTTGTTCCTTGACGGTCAAGTGTACGGACACCAGACAGTTTATGGTGGACATAGTGGAAGTATCACCGCATACACTTACCCAGACATTCTTCTGCCCTTTCTAGGATACGAAGACAAGAATCTGGGTGTGTTCTTTGACGACCAACCCTCAGAGTTTAACTTCAACTTGTCATACAGGACTAAGATTGGAAACGATCTAGAAGGACTCGACAAGGGGTATAAGATTCATCTGCTTTACAATGTTAGTTTGGTTCCTGATGCTGTTGAGTCAAACACAATTGATTCCTCGGCAGAGCCAGACTTGTTCGGGTGGTCGTATAGTTGTATTCCCGATAAGTCAGTGGCTAACACTCGACCAGTTTCGCATATTGTCATTGACTCGACCAAGGCGCCGTTGAATGCCTTGAATTACATCGAGGAAGTTTTGTATGACGTAGCGTCAAGTGGGCCTCGTATGCCCTCGGCACTTGAGGTTCTTACTCTCATGGATGCCGGGGCCGATGTTGTGCTTCCGCTTCCCGCGACTAACCGCTACCCGTCTACAACGGTATATCCCGATACGATCTAAGAAAGGAGTTTCGAAATGGCTTATACGCCAACTAGTTGGGCCAACTCACCATCTACGGCAACGCCGCTTAGCGCAGCGAACCTTAACAAGATGGAAACGGGTATCGACCAGGCCCACGACCACCTCGACAACGCCGCCATTCATGTCCCCACAGCTGGCGCAGGCGGCACCACCAACTTCCTCCGCGCAGACGGTACTTGGGCCGCCCCTCCCGGCGGAGCCGGTATCTCAGACGGTGACAAGGGCGATATTACTGTCTCAGCATCTGGAACTGTCTGGACAGTCGACAACAACTCCATCTCAAACGCCAAGCTTGCCCAGATTGCTACTGCTCGCCTTCGCGGTCGAGTTACCGCCGCCACAGGCAATGTGGAAGATCTTACTGGTACTCAGGCCACGACTCTTCTCGATATTTTTACTACATCGTTGAAGGGTCTAGCTCCTGCTTCCGGTGGCGGAACAACCAATTTCCTCCGCGCAGACGGTACTTGGGCTGCCCCTCCCGGCGGAGCCGGTATCTCAGACGGTGACAAGGGCGATATTACGGTATCGGGCTCTGGGGCAGTATGGACCATTGACAATGGTGCGGTTACTCTCGCCAAGCAGGCCAATGTCAACACGGCTCGTATCATGGGTCGTGTTACCGCCGCCGCAGGTGTTCAGGAAGAGCTTACCGGCGCGCAGGCGACCACGCTTCTCGACACGTTCACTACATCACTTAAGGGTCTAGCCCCTGCATCGGGCGGGGGTACTACCAACTTCCTCCGTGCAGATGGCACTTGGGCAAATCCGCCCGGTGGCGCTGGTATCTCAGACGGCGACAAGGGTGATATTACTGTCTCGGGCTCCGGTACTGTCTGGACAATTGACAACAACTCTGTGTCTAACGCAAAGCTTGCCCAGATTGCTACTGCCCGCCTTCGTGGTCGAGTTACTGCAGCAACCGGCAACGTGGAAGACCTTACTGGCACTCAGGCCACGACGCTTCTTGATATTTTTACTACATCGTTGAAGGGTCTAGCTCCTGCTTCCGGTGGAGGAACAACCAATTTCCTCCGCGCAGACGGTACTTGGGCCGCTCCTCCTGGGGGTGGCGGTGTCTCAGACGGCGACAAGGGCGATATTACTGTCTCTGGCTCAGGAGCAGTCTGGACAATTGACAACGGCGCAATTACATTAGCCAAGCAGGCTAACGTTAACTCCGCTCGTATCATGGGGCGTGTCACAGCTTCGGCGGGTGTCCAGGAAGAGCTTACGGGCGCTCAGGCAACAACACTTCTTGACACGTTCACCACATCACTTAAGGGTCTGGCCCCCGCATCTGGTGGAGGAACAACCAACTTCCTTCGTGCTGATGGTACTTGGGCAGCGCCATCTGGTGGCGGTGGTGGATCTGCTGGAGTCGTGAGAGACACAATCACAGCGCCCTCTAACGCTACTGGTGTTGATGGGGACTGGAATATTCTCAGAGTCGGTTCTTTCTCCGCGGTTCTGCAAGAGAGAATTTCTGGTGCATACACAAAGGATTTTGCCGACGCAGGCAGCAAACTCCAGAATTTGTCTCTTAATAGTCGTCCTTCTGGTATGACCGAGTCTCCTGCACCTGGTTGGCAGCTTTACATTAACGACGCAATGACTGCGCAGGCAAACATCGATAAGACGGCTAACGTAGCATACACAAGCACCGGTTTTCACTCGACTGCCGCTGGTTCTAAGGCCGCTGTTTGTATTGACGAATATGCGGCGGTTGGCGGTGGCTCCAGCGGAGCTTTGACATTCCTTTCTGCAACCGCTCTTGTTGGGGCGCTCCCCGAGTCTGGACGATTCTTTACTTTTGGTAACATTGGTCAGTCTGCTGCGGATGCATATGGTTTTGGCATTCGCGTTGATAGTGCTGGAAACTACGTCCTGTTTATGGCCGACGCATACGTTGGCGATGTTACTTTGGTGGGTGGAGGAACTGGAATCACAGCGGGTCAGCGTGTTTTCTTTGAGCGATTCGGCCAAACACTTCGTTGCGGTCGAATTCCTTCTGGTGGTCACACTCTTACCGGAATTCTAGAAGGAGCTATTCCGACTGCCGGTGGTTACGCAGTCGTCTTTGGTAAGGCTGGTATTGGTTTCCATACAGACTCCAACACAGTCCGTGTTCGTGAAATGAGGTTTGTCGGATGACAAGATCACTTAAGCTACCCGTTATTCTGGAAGACGGAACAAGAGTTTATCACGTGATCACGGATCAAGGAGTTACTGTTCTTGACTCGGAAGATAATGTTATCGAAAATCGTTCTTTGACTTCCGAAGAAACTGCGTTCATTTCCGCTGCCGACGCTCAGGTTATTGTTCTTCAGGCACAAGCCGACGAACAAGCCGACAATCTAGCTGCTGCAGAAACGCTTCGACAGTCAATGTTCGATCTAACCGACGACATTATTGCTTGGTGTACTGCAGCTCAGCAGTTCATTCAGACTGGTGGTGCTCAGGGTTCACTCTCCTCGTCCACTTATATTTCCTTGCTGACTCAGGCAGAAACTCTTCTTCTCGCACATAAGAACCTTGCGATTAAGACGGATGCCGTTAATGATCAGCGTGATTGGATGCTTCAGCGGGGCCAGCAGGCACAGTCTATTCTGGCGCTTGCTGCGCTTAGCACGTGAATTGGATTGGCCCGACTATATCTGGTGCAGTCACAAGTCTGTTTGGCTGGTTAGCCTTTCAGTCTAATGGTTGGGCTACTTTCTGGTTCGGTGTTCTATTTATTGGCGGAGTTGCTGAAACAGTCGCTCTTGCTCGACAAGAACGTGGGGACACGCTAAGCGAAACAGTTTGGCGAACAACCAAGCATCCCGCGGCAAAGATTGCACTGGCCGCGTCCCTAGTTTGGGTATTCATTCACCTCATATTTGAGATCTGAAAGGATGAGTCATGATTAGTCTACAATCCTCTGGCTCATTCAAGAAGACTGAGTCATATTTGTCTCGATTGTTAAAGAACGACATTAAGACACAGCTTCAACGATTTGGCCAAGAGGGCGTCACCGCACTATCTCAGGCAACCCCCAAAGATAGTGGTAAAGCGGCGTCCTCTTGGTCATATTCGGTAGAGAAGACCAGAACAGGTTATGAATTGTCCTGGTCTAATGACAACGTGGAAAACGGAGCACGTGTTGTTCTGTTGATTCAGTATGGCCACGGTACTAACGGTGGTGGGTATGTTGCCGGAAGAGACTTCATTAATCCAGCACTAAAGCCCATATTTGACAAGATCGAACGAGAAGTGTGGAAGGTGGTGAAAACAGCATGAGCGATGAGATTGACAACAAAGTTGTTTCTATGAAGTTTGACAACCAACAGTTTGAACAGCGAATCGCGCAAACGATGGCGTCGCTTCAGAAGCTTGATGCTAGCTTGAGCAAGGCTGGCGCGGGCAAGGGTCTGAGTGATATTCAGGCGCAAGCTAACAAGATGAACTTCGACACAATCAGTCGAGGAATTGAAGGGGTGTCTGCAAAGTTTGTTGCTCTGTCTACAATCGCGATTACAACTTTGGCTAACATTACCAATCGCGCCGTTGATGCTGGAATTCGCATCGCAAAGTCTCTGACGATCGCACCAATTGCTGATGGTTTTGCCGAATACGAACTAACCATCGGCTCAATTCAGACCATGCTTGCCAACACGGCACGGTATGGCACCAAGCTTCCAGAAGTCACGGCAAACCTAGACGAGCTGAATGCGTACGCTGACAAGACGATTTACAATTTCGGAGACATGACCAAGAACATCGGTCTGTTCACGAACGCTGGAATCCGAATCGGCGATGCAACGTCAATGATTCAAGGTTTCTCGAATGTTGCCGCTGCTTCTGGTACTTCAGCGGAAGGTGCCGCTGGTGCGGCGTATCAGCTTTCCCAGGCTCTCTCTGCTGGGACGATTCGTCTCATGGACTGGCGATCTCTTACCAATGTTGGTATGGGTAACAAGAACATGCAGGATAGTCTGATCCAGCTCGGTACCGCCATGGGTGCGTTTAACTCGAAGACGACCACGGCAGCCGCGGCAGCCAAGGACTTCAATGGGTCTCTGGAGTCGAAGTGGCTCTCGGGCGACATCATGGAGCAATACCTTAAGATCATGGCCGGCAAGGTCACGCCAGCACAGATGAAGCAGCTGGGTCTTACCGAGAAGCAGATCGTAGCCTTCCAGAAGCAGCAAAAGACTGCCGAAGAGGCCGCCACCAAGGTCCGCACCTTTGCCCAGCTCCGCACCACCATTACCGAAAGCATTGGGTCCTCCTGGTCCGAGTCGTTTAGAGTGGTAGTTGGTGACTTTGAGCAGGCAACCGAGCTCTGGACTAAGGTCAACGAGAAGCTTGGCGGCATCATCGGCCAGTTCGGTGACTCCCGAAACGAGTTGCTTAAGGGCTGGGCCGAATGGGGTGGTCGTGAAAAGCTGATCGAGGCTCTCAACAACGCTTTTGATGCCCTTTACAGTGTCATTAAGAACATTGCTGCTGGTTTCCGAGCTGTTTTCCCACCGATGACGGTTCGTCGTTTGGTTGCTTTGACTTACGGTTTCGCCGAGTTTACCGAAAAGCTCAAAATGGGAGCAGATGGTCTAAACACCATTAAGCAGATTTCGCGAGCTTTCTTCTCGGTCATCAAGATTGGGCTCCAGGTTTTCTCCGGACTCCGTTCTCTGGTCACAAATACATTCTCTATTTTCAAGGACAGTCTAGGCCCAACCGATCAGCTTACTGGTGGGTTGCGTAAGATGCTTGATACCTTTAGCGATTGGGCTAAGAATACGACGTCCATCACAGACTTCTTCGAGAAGTTGCGGACTGTACAGGCCGCGGTACTTGGCCCCATCTTTTCGTCTCTAATCGAGTTGGCCAAGGGCTTTGCCGCTTTGGCAAGTGGTGACACTGAAGGATTCTTTGCTAGAATTCAGACGGCGTTGTACGCACTTAGTCCGCTGACTGAACTATTCAATGGTGCAGTTGATAAGGCTGCAGATGCCATGCAGCGCCTGCTTGATAAGTTCAAGGCGTGGCTTGCTGGTATCGCTGGTCCGACTTTCCAGCCAGTTACTAACTTCATCGATGGTCTTCAGTCCAAGATCACAACGCTCAAGGAGAAGCTCACCTTCAAGCCTAAGCTCGACACGAGCGACGCTAAGGTTGGCGAAAAGGCCCTGGGGGCTCTTCAAGCAACTGGCTCTGGGGCGAAGACGCTGTGGGACGGCATCGTTAGCACCATCAAGGAAGCGGCAAGAATTCTTAAGCCTCTGATCGATGGTATCGGCAACGTTCTTTCTGCAATTGGTCAGAAGCTTGTTCAATGGGCAAAGGACCTTGATTTCACCGACGTTATGCTGATCCTTAATGCAGGTCTGATTTACGGCATCTACCGTCTTATCAAGAACTTCAGCGGTAAGTTGGACGACTTGATTATGGACCTTCGCAACATGGTTAACAGCATCACGGGCATCTTCGACAACCTGACGCAGTCTCTTAAGGTTATGCAGGCCGATGTTAAGGCTAACATCATTCTTAAGATTGCTATTGCCGTCGGCGTTCTCGCGGCCTCGCTTTGGGTTCTTGGTAACATGGATACAGATGCCGTGGTCCGAGGTCTATTCGGCATCGCCGCTGTTCTTGGTCTGTTGTCTGGAGTCATGCTCGGCTTCCTCAAGATGGCCGACAACTCCACATCAGGAATGATGAAGCTTATGGGTATCGGCGCAGTTCTTGTCGCCGTATCTGGAGCTGTCCTTGTTATGGCCGGAGCAGTTAAGATCATCGGCAGTATGAAGCCGGAGCAAGTGGCGACTGGCATTGCCGCGATTGGCGCAATTCTTGGCGGTTTGATGATATTTGTCAAGAAGGTCGGAGTTGCCCCCGCGGGACTTATTGCCACAGCAGCGGCTATGGTGCCTTTGGCCATTGCGCTTAACATATTTGCCAGTTCGGTCTTCCTTCTTGGTAGTCTCAAGCCGGAAGTGCTTAAGCAGGGTCTTGCTGCGATCGGTGCAATTCTTGTCGGTCTAGCGGGTATCTCTAAGATCATGACCGGTGCGGTAGGTATGGTCGCCACGGCGGCCGGAATGGTTCTGCTTGCTGGCGCACTAATCATATTTGCCGGTGCAGTAAAGATCTTTGGTTCTATGGACCCGAAGGTTTTGGCTACGGGCATTGGTTCTATCGCTGCTTCGTTGCTAGTCCTTGTGGTTGCTATGACAGCTGCTCAGGGTATGGTTCTCGGCGCGGTCGCCCTCGTTATTGCTGCGGGGGCTATTGTGCTGTTGGCTCAGGCTATGCAGATGCTAGGTACGGGTATGGATGATCGCCAAATCCTTCGTGGTATTGCGACCATGCTTGCTCTTACTGGCGTTCTTGCCGCCTTTGGTGCGGTTGCATACGTATTTGGCCCGGCCTTGCTTCTGTTGTCCGTAGCTATTCTTGGTGTTGGCGCAGCTATGCTTATTGCTGGTGTCGGTATGATGCTATTCGGTACGGGTCTGAAGCTAGTGGCAGAGGCCGGTCTTAAGACGGTAGAGATCCTTAAGGCCGCTTTGATCGAGATCATTAACATCATTCCCGAGCTTCTTGGCGCTTTGGCTACGGGTCTAGTCAACTTCGTAACAACGCTTGCGTCTAACGGAGAAACACTGACTAAGGCATTTGCGTCCCTTATTGGTGTCATGCTTGACGCAATCAGCGACAGTATGCCTAAGCTACGACGTCTTATCGACGAGCTCGTTACGACGGCGATTCAGGTACTGGATGAAAATGCGCCAGACCTTATTGCCGCCGGGGGTCGATTCCTCAAGAAGCTCCTAAAGGGCATCGAGAATGATATTCCCGAGCTCGTAACGACGGTAAGCAACATCATCGTCAAGTTCATTAACGAGCTGAGCAAGAACCTCGACCGAATCATCAATGCTGGTAGCAACCTTATCCAAGAGTTCCTCTGGGGTATTGCTAGGGAAAGCCTTGAGATTGTCAACACGGCGTTTACTGTTCTCATTATTTTCTTGAATGGTCTTGAACAGTCTATTCGAGAGAACATGAGCACAATCGTCGCTAAGGGCTTTGATATTGCAGAAGCCATTATCGAGGGCATGATCAACGGACTCAAGGACAATAAGTTCGCAGATCGTATCCGTGGTGCTGTGGAATGGGTGGCCAACCTGGTTCCCGACGGCCTCAAGAACGTCCTTAAGATCTTCTCACCCTCCCGAGTGACGACCAAGATTGGTGAACAAACGACCGAAGGCTTTGCCAAGGGTCTGATTAACGCCACGTCTAGGGCCGACATGAAGGAATCCTTCGCCGCTATGAGCAACATATTTAAGGAAGGCCTGAAGGAGATTAACGAGCAGATTGCCGATGCCAAGGCTGAGCGTGACCGTCTGATGAAGGACGAGAATGCTAGCTACGCGGATATTCGGAAGGCGTTCAAGGAAGTCGACCGACTTCAGGCGGAGAAGAAGCGTATTCTGAACACGCGCAACAACTACAACAAGTACCTTGATGACGAGCGTGCTAAGTTGTTGCGTTTGGCCGGTGCTTACGAGACCGTCACCAAGAAGTTGGAAGCAGCTAAGGATAATCTGCAGCAACTCAAGGACGACAAGAAGTCTAAGTACGAAGAACTGTTTAACCAGTACAACACCTTGCCGGACATCGGTAAGCAGACTGGTTTGCAGGGATATTTGCAAGATGTTAAGTCTACGACGCAGGCAAACGAGCAGTACAAGAAGTCGCTCGATAAGCTGCGTAAGCTTGGACTTGATGATGCATCGTACAAGAAGCTTCTCGCCGAAGGTGCTGACGCACAATCCTTGGTCAACCAGCTTGCAGAGGGTGGTAAGGGCGCGGTTAGTGAGTTCAACAAGACCAATAAGGCGCTTGAGAGCTCCGCTAAGAAGCTCGC